TGATATATTTACAGAAGGACACCACACCACCGCATACTGTTAGTGACAGTCCGCAAAGTGTCCACTAAATGCGGACACGATGCGGGTTTTTGCTATAATAAGTATATCGGAGGGAAACCAACCGATTTTTCACCCTAACGGAATTTTCAAACATGCGTAAAATTGAATCTGAAATGAATGCAGCAGTCCTACAAAGACGCAATTTTTCAAAGGCAAACACTTCAGTCACCATCAATGATCGCATAGCAAATGTTTATCTACATGGCAATCTAATTGCTAGAGTTGGTGACACTTTCGTACAGATTCTTGATGGTGGTTGGCAGTCAGTCACTACCAAATCACGTCTAAATGCTCTTTTAAGTGCTGTAACACCTGATGGAGGTGTATTTCAAAGAGATTTTACATGGTATTACAATTCCTCTAAAGTAGGAACTGTGCCTTTCTTCTCAGGTATGGAAGCGGTTTAACCCTCTTCCTACCTGATTTTTTACTGGCATTTGATTAGGCAAGAGTGAGCGACCCCAGTGGAAAATGCTCTTTAATTTGAATCTCTAATTAATGTAAGTCCAGTTATTTGTTGTTTATTCTATCTACAAATCATGTCACAAAATGTTAATCTTTCATTCCTAATCAATGATCTTTCATTTGCACAAACTGGAAACGAATTGATTGCACTAATTGACAACTACTTAGCACAATCAGTCTAAGTACTTAATAACAATGGGGGTGCAATTCCCCCTCTATTCTTTTTATCATCTATGCTAAATTCACTCTCAGACTTATTAGAAACATGGTGTAAGTCACAGCAATTAGAGTTTCTTAGTGCTGATGATTTACTACATGGTTACTATCAACAATTAACCATAGATCAACGTGATTGGTTAAACAATTACATTGAATTGTGGGATCAAACTCAACAATTTGAGGTAGGTTAAATGTCATTTTACACATTAAATCTATCCAAAGATGAATATTATGCTCTTGAAGATATCCTCACTTTTTATTACTCAGTAGAGGATAAAAGTGATATCGATGAAGAAGCATTTCACTCACTAATTGATAAAATTCCATCCATTTCACACAGGGTTATGTATCTATGAAACCATTAACATCACTACAAAAAAGAGAAGCAATAGAGAGATATTGCGAGTTAGTTGTTGATAGAATGGAGACCGAAGATCTCGTGGAATATGTTACACAAGACCTAAAAGAACGCTATACTAATATGACTGATATGGAGTTAAATGAGTATATTAATAGTATAGAAGGGGATGAGACTTTTGAGGTTATTTGTGATGATGTAAGGGAAGATTACAGCACTAATAGTGATAACTTGCAAGTGTTTATTCCTGGATTTCACGATTAACATGGAAGTCATAATTACACCCGATTCAGTAACACTAACTAAACCCTATTCTTCACAGGAGAGTAACACAATGCCTAAGTTAAATCCACGTCCAGTTTATCATCAACAAGCAAATCCTAATGCTACTAATAGTGAATTAGATGCTAAGGTAATTGTTAGTAATACCAACAAATTGCCCCGATTAAGTGATAATGAGTGGGACGCAATTCTTGAGTTAGTTGATGATAGATTAGAAAGGCAATATAATCTCCAATTTGCAACAATTAGAGAGAAATTAAAAGCATATCGCAACGAGGATGAAATTGTCAATCGTTTGTGTGACAGTACAATTAGTGACTACGATAAGATCCCAAGTCGTTATTAATACACTATAATATAAACATAACAAACAAATTACTTCTCCTAAATGCTTCCATTAATCCAAATTGCAGCAAACAAATTATACAAAACTGCAACAACACAAAGTAAGAATTATGCCATCAAATCTAATGGCAATTATACTTACAAACCATACCGCACACTAAACAACTACTAAGGAGGACAATTTATCATGTATAGTTCTGACTCTTTTGGTAGAATATTCTGGGTTGATGATGATTTAGAGTTTAAATCATGCCCACTATGTAATGACGGCACAGGTGATTTTGACCACGAAGATTATGTATCAGAGTGGATAGATTGGGAGGGAGTTAACTTTAGTTTGCTCTTTCAGATTCACCGCACTTGTATACATTTAAAGCAAGATCATCACAACTCAGTATCATTAAAAGGACTCTAATTCACCCTCACTAATTAACAACAACATGGCACAACTTTCAACCCTAGTAAATGACATTAACTCAGCACAAACTATTGAGGAAAATGTATACAAATTAGCAGAATGTGTATTTGCTAATTTTAAATCAAGAGGTTATACTTTTGATTACGAAGTATTAGTTAAGAAGGGAAGAAAGTATTGGAAAATTATTACTGACAATTCAGTACATTGCTTTGTAGATGTAAAGAATGGCAATGTATTTAAACCTGCTAGTTGGAATAAACCAGCACCGATTGTAAGGTATAATTTGTTAACTAACCCAGAGATTGCATTTTCTAGATGTGATTGTAATGGGTCATACTTATACATCCGTTAATAACAACAATTCGACCATACTTGCCCCATTAACTAACAACAATGCAAATGCACTTTTCCACAAGTTTTCCACAATTAGCGGAGCAATCTGTTGAAAATAGTGTATATTTAAAATGTCAAATTAAATGTATTAGAGTGTTATTTAAAGACTGTAATATTGACTCTAGTTAGTGTTATCTTAGAGCGTAACATAGCGAGATTTTTTTGTCAACAACTATGGAGAAATATGTCAATCCTCGCTAACACCTTGACATGACAGTATTTCTGCTATATAATAACATTGTCAGCGAAATTCCAATGGGACGTACTTACAAACGTAATGACCCCTATTCATCACATAGGGCAAAAAGTTTGAGGGAAAAGCGTAAACAATCAAGGACAAAGTACAAGAGAGAAAATGTTAACGATTCCACAGATTATGTGGAAAAGTATAACAAACCCCGCACACAGTTTGATTCACACACGGAGGACAATTACGGTGGACGAAACTAACTACAACCCATTGCAATCTGACTGGGTAGATGATATGTTATTCGAGGATGATTATGCCTCTAATGATGAACAATTGCCCACAAATGACCACCCCAATTCTGCTCACTTTTGCCTTTAATTGCCATGTCTAAAGTAACAACAATTGCAACAAATCCCCCTGTAGATGTTAAACTATGGGAAAAGGGTAGGAGATACTTTTGGGCATATAATTATGAGGGTTGTAGTAAATATGGACCTTTTAAATCTGAAAAGTTAGCATTACTCGACGCAACCAATTACTCATCCAATTAATGACAACAATTCCAACCAAATTGCAACTACTATTAGATGCATACGACACGGGTAATTTACCCACTGATTTACAAATAGAGATGGCACAGTTCTTAATAGATTGTGACCTACATAATGAGTTGACACAGTATCAACAATTATGTGATTATTTCATCCTGGAAGGGTTATGTTATGAGGTGGAATTAACAGATAGATAGTATTACATAGCACACACACAGTTATTAACACTTAAAACAGTTAATTTCTGTGTGTTTGTGTTAGTGTGGGTTGCGTAATTAAAAAAGTCCAGATCGATAAGCTATAAAAGTATACCATCGATTGAAAAAAATTTTGAGTATAAAAAAATTCCCCAGTAGGATTTCATGTTAAACGAGCGACAGCAGAAGAAGAAAGACTTAGAGGAGAGATATAAAGACCTCGTAGGTCGCCCATGGCCTGGTAGAAGGTATCCAGGGTGCTACGAGGTCATTCAACTGTACGTGAAGCAAGAGATGGGGAGGGAGTTGAAGTCATTCGCAGGGTTATATACAAGTTTCAAAGACGAGGCAGTAGCAGAAGAGGATGGTCTGTGGATAACTAAACCACAGTGGGGAGAGCCACTCGATTTTAGCGTAATAAAGAAGAATGACCTCCTACTCTATAAGATTTACACAGACAGTCTGGGAGGAGGTTACTCCACGAAGATGGCAGACCGTGCCCCCAACCACGGTGGGATTTATCTAGGTGATGGATTCTTACTTCATCAGGTATGGCAACAACCATCCAATATAGTAGACTTACTTCACAAGGGATCGTATTTGTATCAGCACAGTTGTGTAGGCGTAATTCGGGAAAACACTACATAAGTCAGATATGCAAATACTTTATGATATGAAACGATTCACACTACGAATAGAAGAAGATGATTATGGGGAGAATTATATACACATCCCTGATGATGTCATGAGAGAATGTGGATGGGATATAGGCACAGAGTTAGAGTATGAAGAAGATATTGACGGATCAGTCTTATTGCATAAGGTGGAAGAATGAGGTATAATCAGATTATGTTAACCATATTGGTTATTTGTAACATCATTAATTTAATAAAAAATTAGCGTTGAAAAAATGGCGAATCAATTTGTACATGGTTTGAGTGAAACTGTAACCCCTTCAATGCCGAAGTTTGAGAGTGATGGAGAATTTTTGGCGTGGGCATTCAAAAACCTCAGTGAAGCAATAAAGAATCTAAATGAGCGTTGTAATAAGATAGAAGAGGCAATGCAAAAAATTCCTCCTCCTGGTCCTGATATGATTAAGTATAAAATTCCAGGCGACGCTGATTACTCTAATCTACTACAATTGTTTGACAACCTATTTGACCGTCTAGATCACCTTGAGGATCGCCTAGAAACGTCATTAAGTCTGAATGAGCGTCTAAATACTATTCAGGACCGTATTGATAAATTAGATGGCGGCTTATATACAGGAGACAGGGAGGTCATTTCCTAACCCAATTAAGGGTGGAGACTTCAATCGTACCTTTAAGCGTCCTCAGTCAGGTAATTATGATACCCATGGCGATTACCCTGGTGTAGGGTCAGGACAAGACTATAACATAACTTTTGAGGGTGGTGGACCTGGTACCATGCCCATGGGTAAGGATATTGTACACTATATCGGTGATGATGATCCTACTAATGTAAGTAATAGCGGAAACGAGAGACAACCAATATATCGCTTCTATAGAGGAAGTAAAGACGATCACAAATATACTCGCACCGAGAGAATAACCAAAAGAGACATGGGGTGTGAGAATGAATCCTGGTCTAGGGCAGCAAGGGCATATAACCCTGAGCCTAGGTCAGGTAAACCTGTGTTCTACGTTATGACAAGTCAGGCACCTAATACAGTGCCATTGAAAGCATACTATTCCTATTGGCCTGACGATACACAATTATGTGCTGGTACTAATGTCCCTACTGGATTAAATGGGGTAGGTTGTGGAAGAAACAAATATAAAGAAGTAGATACCCTAGGATACGTTTATACTACAGAAGCAGACGCATTGGCGATGTGCACAGGCACAGAGACCCCTGTAGCAATCTATGAGTACTTACACCCCGATCCAGATCATTTCTATACTACGGATCCAGCAAGTGAAGTTAACCTAGCAGACAATAGTCCTATACCTCCTGCTGATCCTGGTAAGAGAGAATATTCATATGTCGGTATTATAGGGTGGGCATTTAAAACAAGAGCACTGGATGCACCTACTGATCTTATACGAGATATTGGTAAGATTGGTCCTACTGGGCAATGTCTTAATAAGAGTGGATGGTATGACTATTCTTTTGGTAGTCAAGCAACTTGGAATGGCATTGTAAATGGTATGGGTGCATGGACTGAGTTCATGTATCGACAGATGCGTGACAGTAGTGGTAATAATGTTGAAGGTCCACCATCAATTAATGGTTGGGGTAACCCAGACAATGTAGAAGCATTATCTAACGATGCCTTCTTCGAGTGGAGTTACGGTCTGAGTGGTGCCGTAAAGGGGTCTGTACCACGCTTTCTTGGGTTTGAGGACTCATATGAGTCTCAGTTCTATTTTTACCTTTATGACACTTCATTCCCTTGGAATGGTCCTATATTCTCTACTCAGTATATCCTTAGTAATGCACAATGCTGTCCTAATACTACTGACCCTGAAGGATGTCCTCAGTGTGCTCCAGTATGGACGTATCACTCTCATTTCTATGAGATACAAGAAGACTCATGGGAGACTACTAAGACTAAGATAAGTCTACATGATGAGAGTAGTGTAGGTGTTAATGAATCATTCTGGTGTGTAGATACTGAGGCAACTACTGTACTATTCCGCTATCAGACACGTACTGGTGATTTTAATAGAGGAGATAAGATCAATGGTTGGGATATAGTATCCGTATACTATTTCGGTGATGAGCTGAAGTGCGGAGTAATGGAGTTAACATGGGATAATACCAATGATAATAAGTGGTATGTTAACCCTGCTTGCGTAGCTTGGCGGTTGACTGATAGTAATAGTGCGGAGATAACTAACTCACTTACTGAAAAAGGTGCGTGGGCTGGTCCTGTAGTCCCTAACAATCCCTCAGTGCCGTGGTCACAGCACATGAAGTCATATGGTATATACCCCTCAATACCCGCAGATGACGTAGTTGATCCTCTTATTGGTGTATGGCAAGTGCATACTGCGACATTCACTATCCCTACTGCTGGTGACTATTCTCTAGCAATAGAGTCTGATAACTACGGTTACATGAAGATCACGGATTCTAGTAGCAATATCCTTGTAGATAGGGAGATTACTTACGCTAGTGGAATGGGTACTGAGATATTCCCTATGACACTTGGTCCAGGTACATACACTCTAGAGACTAGAGTAAAGAATATTAATAGGACTGTAGATCCATCTCCGTTTGTATACCAGTCGCTGCACACTTCTTCTGATGGTGGTGTAGCAGAGATACTCGCAGGATATGGGATTCCTAATAAGGCAGCATTCTGTGGTGTATATGAATTCCCTAAGAAGATCTCCTATTGGAAAGTGCAGGTTAACCCTAAAGCACTAATACCACATCGCACACTAGATGAGGCAGAGTTGGAGGCAGTAATAGATGACCTAGGACAAGTAATCGCTGTAGTAGTGATTAATGGAGGAAGAGGGTACGTTAATCCTGAGATACACGTTATGAATCCTCGTGAGTTGGATAACTACTCCGCTACTGACACTGCTAAAGCGATGGAGGATAGTATTAATAGCTCCGATAATTGGCAAGAGTCATTAGGTACTCCCGTATCTTCATCTATGACCCGTAAGGATCTTAGGACTGCGGTTAAAGCATATGGTGCACACAGTGGTATTATTAAACAACCGCAAGATAAGAATAAAGAAAGGTTTGAGTTGCGTCAGGCAAAGGTAGAGATCGCAGAGATAGATGCGTATGGTGTGATTAAGACTATCCGTGTTATAGACGGTGGTGCAGGGTATAACCAAGCAAACATACCCACTATTAAGATTGTAGAGCCTGAGCACATCAAGTATAACTCTCCTGAAGCGAATGGTGAGTCTATTAATAAGACACACAGTCAAATGGCAGAAGCGTGGGATCATGAATTTGAAGATTCAGATATTCAACCTATCTCCTCTAATTTCGATACAGAAACGATGGGATACATTGAATCATCTATGGGTCTCCCACAGAAGGGTGTCAATGCTCCGCAAAATGTGTACGTAGAAGTACCTGATAGTTACATCCGTGCAGCGAATGACGGTGTAGATGATGACGTAACTAAACTATGTTTCAATTTACCCGCACAGTGTATTGATATTAATGCTCAGGGATCTATTAGTGATGCTATACCTGATGAGGGTGCGTTTGAGTTAGTAGGATCATTATCACCTGGTATAGCAGAGTTTGAGAAGGAGGTTATGCCGTATGCATATGCTGCTGCTCGTAAGACAGATGATTACGGTGATAATATGTCGCACCTATACGGTCCTTTTGGTAAGGATAAGTGTATTGAGGTAGCACAACCTAGACTATACAATATACAGCGTTGGTTTGATATGCCGTGTGCATACCTTGACGTTGGTAATGTAAAGGAGGACTTTAAAGAAGACTCTGAGGATCAGAAAGCATTTGGATGGTTACCATTCAAGTATTGTGCGTCGCAGCAGAAGGAAGCAACCTTTAGAGTATCAATGGAAATTGAAGGAAAGACTATTGGTAGTCAAGGTGATGCATTTATGGACTTCCTAGAAGAGATGCCAGTGCCCTTCCTACAACAGAAGAGAGAGGCACCAGGTAATGCTGGTAAGAGGATGTGGAATTGCCGACGTGGATCTATACCAGGCAGATGTTACCGTGATCCTAATAATAGTTCAGATATTATATTCGTGCCTGTTGGACAGGATGAGAATACCTACGATTATAATAGATCTAACTATACAGAATTGGAACAACTTCAAATGTGGGCTGGTGATAATATCACAAGTAGTCAGGCAGTGCAGACATGGTTGGGACACCCTACGGCAAATGACCCAGCAGGTACACCTCACTCCGTTGACTACACTGCTTTAACAGTTGCTAGTTGTACCAATGGGGTACCCCCGAATGAGTGTTGGGACACCTTCGTGCGAGGTGTGACTGCCAGTGATGGACCTTTGCAAGTCTATTGCGGGTATGATAATGCGGGGAATCCCTTAGCAGGTAATACCTATTGTAACACTACTGAGTTGCATAATAACCCTTGTCTAGCACTTGATAAGTGTATGGATTCATCTATTGCTATAAATCCTAAGAGAATGCGTATTACAAAGAATGGTAAAGTGATGCATATGGGTGCTTACAATGGTGTGATGACCGTCAGAAACTATCTGACAGGTGGAATTATGGCACTAGATAGAGCAATAGACAATTATGGTAACCCATATTTCGATGAATGTAGTCAAGATCAGTCTTGGACTGCTGGAACCGAGATAAATGAGAAGGAAAGGGGTATTCAATAATGGCATTTGGGTTTCTAAAACCAGTTGCATCTCTAAATGGACTACCTTGTAGTGGTCATGGACTGTGTTTACCGTCCACAATTCACTCTGTACAGTCCTGTGGTAGTCCTCCAATCCCTTATTCCATCGTAATTAAGGAATTTACATGCTGGTGGCCACCCACACCGATGATTCCGATCTTCCCAGTGACCCCTTTAAGGGCAACTGTGCTTGTAAATCGAATACCCATCATGCTTTTGGGGGATACTTTTACCCCACATATAGCAGCATGTACTAATATAATTGTGTACATATGTCCTTGTGGTAAGGCGATGTGCCCAACGCCCACTCCAATCCCTTGTAGCACCCTTACAATTGAGGATTCTGGAGGTATTGGGCATATAAGAATTGTTATGGCGACGACTTTGACCGTCTTTGCTTTAAAATTACCGATAGCGAGGATTTTAGATCCTCTAGGAGTCGGTGTACCAGGGTTTAGTTACCCTTGTTCATCAGTAGTTGCGTGGGGGCATGCAACTGTGCTATCATCTTAGTAGTTTATTAACTGAAAATGGCACTTTACGGCACAACAGGTGGATATGTAACACCTCAACCGAAGAAAACTAGGCAAGGAAACTCAAAAAATACTAAATTAGCTGCTACAGCTCGTAACGGAGCGAAGAAAAAGTATAAGGGTCAAGGAAAATAGTCGGGAAACCCTATAAATAAAAGATAATAGGGTTTATTGAGATAAATATCTCAAATTAGAACTAGAATGGCAAGCTACAGATTCAGATCTGAGAAGTACGTCAGTCGAGGATTCAAGGATTTAGCGATTTCGTTTAATTCCAACCCCTCTACTGGCGATTTTGGCGTGGTTAAAAATGAAAACGCTATTAAACAGTCTGTACGTAACTTAATTCTTACCATGTATGGCGAAAGACCTTTCCAAGATGAGATAGGATCTCGTTTAAGGGCACTTTTATTTGAACCATGGGATCCATTTTCTATAGATTCTATGAAAGGTGAAATTTATAACTGTCTGTCAAGACTTGAACCTCGTATAGAGGTAACTAGAATAGATTTAAGAGACGATTCAGAGATTAATTCTATTCAAGTTGCTATAGATTATACAATAGTAGGACAGGAAGTCCAACAGTCAGTCGATTTTCTCCTAGAGAGAGCATAAAATGTCAGCAATTCCTTCACAATTAACGTCGTTAGACTTCTTTGAGATCAAAGAATCTATTAAATCGTACCTCAGAACTAGAAAAGAGTTTACTGATTACGATTTTGAAGGATCCTCATCGTCATATTTGATCGATATTCTGGCATATAACACATATTATACTGCTTTTAACGCTAATATGGCGTTAAATGAGGCGTTTTTAGAGACTGCAACGGTCAGAGATAACATTGTAAGGATCGCAAAGCAGTTAAATTACACTCCTAGGTCTATAAAAGCACCTAGAGCATGTCTCAGAATCGGTGCACAGACTACAATTGGTCTAAATGGCACTACATATCCAGAATTTGCTACCTTAAAGAAGGGTGATGTCTTTGTTGCTAACAATGATAACGATAATTTCACCTTTACATTGACTCAGGACATCCAAGTACCTGTAGATAGCAGCACTGGAATAGCAACTTTTGATAATGTCCTTGTTTATCAGGGAAATTTACTAACTTTTAACTATACAGTTGATTATACGAAGCGTCAAGACTTCGTAATACCTGGTGAAAACGTAGATACGAGTCTTTTGGTGGTTGACATCTCTCCAAATGCTCAATCTTCTGAAACTGACACCTATAATCTTGCTATGAATGTAACTGCTGCTGATGCTACAAGCAGAATTTACTATTTGGAAGAGACAGATGACCTTAGATACCGTTTAGTCTTCGGAGATGGGTCTATTGGACGTAAATTAGTCGATGGTGAATACATTACTATCACTTATGTTAGTACCGATGGTGTTGAAGCTAACGGATGTAAGAATTTTGACTACATTGGCAACATAGTTGACTCTGATGGAAGGGTAATACCTCCTGCTGCTATGCTTGTCGAGACAAAAGACGCTGCTCAGGACGGTGAAGACCGTGAAACTGGTCTATCAGTCAAGTTTAGAGCACCTAGAGCGTATGCAACCCAAAATAGGGCAGTTACAGAGACAGATTATGAGCATATCGTCTCAGAGATCTATCCTCAAGCAGCATCTGTTACTGCATACGGTGGAGAGAAGCTAAATCCACCTGTTTATGGAAAAGTCTACGTTGCTATTAGACCAAAAACGGGAAATAAGCTAAATGCGACTACAAAACAGAAAATTAAAAACGATTTAAAGAGATTTTCCGTTGCTTCTGTCGAACCAGTCATTATTGACCCAACAAGTTTCTACATTATTCCAAAATCTTACGTTTATTACAACGGAAACGATACACAACTTACTGGAGCACAACTTGGCACCAAGATCCTACAAGCAATTGACCAATTTAACAAAAATGGTCAGAACAATAGATTCGGTGGTCGTCTGGACGGATCAAAATTTGGATCGATGGTCGATAACAGTGATACTGCCATATCTGGTAACGTAACACAGATGACCTTGGGTAAAAACCTTGATAAATTCACTTTTGGTAACGTGTTTACCCAGTGTCTTGACTTTGGTAACCCACTTTACGATCCTAGCAAATATTCTGGCAATCCAGATGGAGGTACTGGTGATAATACAGGTGTTTCCTGTAAACCATCCTTCTCAGTTGCCAAATCTGGTACATTTTATGCCACTGGTTACACAGAAGACCTAGTTAACCTCACTTTGAGTGATGGATCAACTGCTGCTGGTGTAACATCTACTGGTTTATCAACAAATGTCACAAATGAAGTATTAGTACCTGTAAATATAAGAGATGACGGTACAGGTAACCTAATTCTAGTGACAGTAAGGGATGAAACTGAATTAGTCTTAAATCCTTCCGTAGGAAGTGTTGATTATTCAACTGGACAAGTCTGTGTTGGTCCAATAGCAATACAAGGCACTCCAGATAACACTGAGAGACTTCCAATCCAAGTATTACCTGCTGGTGGATCAATATTGATTCCACCTGGCGATGATCCTACCGTCTTTAACCCAACAGTCAATCCAATTGACTACACAATCAATGACACCGCAATCCCAGCCTTTGATCCTAACAATTTCAATGGTTATAATTTCGGTGACTTAGGGGGTATAAATATCATTGATTATCCAACAGATACATTCACGTATCCAGTAAGCGAATCCTGTTTCTAAATAGATGTCACCGATAACAAAGAATATCAACGTCTCTGATAGGGTCGAGAGTCAGTTACCTGATTTTATTCGGCAAGAAGACCGACAATTAGTCAATTTCCTGTTTGAATACTATAAATCTCAGGAAAAGACTGGTAGACCTTACGATATCCTCAACAATTTGATGAGGTATCTTGATCTGGATAATTATACCTCGGAACAGCTAGCGAGTGAGACGAAACTGCTTAAGGATATTGGTGTAGACGATACTAAGATCGAAATTGAGTCTATTGATGGATTCCAGGCTCAAAATGGATCTATAATGATCGATAATGAAGTCATCTACTACGAGGACGTGACTCGTGGTCCTGATGTCATCATTACACCAGGTGTATCATTCCCACAGTTTAATAAGAAGAAGCAACAGCTAGAAAACCCCTTTACGCTGTTCGATGGTGTTGAAAAAGTCTTTCCATTGAGTTTCTTAGGTACTCCTGTAGCACCTCCTAGTGCAGAGCACCTAATTGTTATTACATACAATGATATGTTAGTGCCTGGCACTGATTATACCATTGATGGTCTAAATCTTGTCTTTAATGAAGCACCACGTGATAGAAGTGGTGGAGACGATTCAGAATTTACTAGAGTTACATATTTGGTCGGTTATGCTGATCAAACAATCAAGGTTGCAGATAATATACCTTGGCAAGAGTGGCAGAATACAAAAATATACCCTCTAAGGATTGATGGAGTCTCATATACTCCAACTTCCGAAATTGGATTAATAATTAACAAGAATGGTAGGTTACAAGTTCCATATGAAGACTTTACTGTCTTCCAAGACAAGGTTGTCTTTAAAAATCCCATCGGAGCTGCAGACCTTATTCATATTAGGACTGTTGAATATGTTGCTCCTGCTTATGGGTCTGGAGCCAAGGCAATTGCTAAGGTTGATGATCTAGGTCAGATACAATCACTAATTGCTAAGGAAGGTGGTAGTAAGTATCGTCTTGACTTCAATCCAAAGGTTACTATAAGTCATGAGAGTGGTAATACTGCAACTGCTAAGTCATTAATTGGTGGTATTAAGGATATTAACCTTCTTGACGGTGGTCAAGGTTATAGTTCATATAACCCACCTATCCCAGTGGTGGTTGCTCCTGATGATCCTAATGGTACTATTGCACAACTGTCCCTAACAGTTAATGATGAGACTGGAATGGTTGATTCACTCACTATTGAGAATAGTGGTAGTGGATATAACTTCATTCCTGCAATATCCTTCAAAAACCCTGCTGGTGCGACTATTGGTGCTCCTACTATTGATGGAGAAGGTCGTGTTAACATAGGATCCATTGAAGTACTTACAATGGGTAGTGGATATAGCAATCCTCCTATTGTATACATCGATGAGGCACCTGCTGGTGGTATCAATGCTCAGGCATTATCAAAAATCAACCAAGATGGTCAAGTATACGAAGTACAGGTAGTTAATAGAGGTAGGGGTTATGTAACTCCACCAAGAGTAAAGATAATTGATCCAATTGGTGCTCAAGTCCTTGATGTAACAGTTGCATCTGGGTCTGTTACTAATATTGAGATGTTAACAGGTGGAAGTGGTTACACTGATGCTCCATCTGTCTATATTGTTGATGATAGGAAGGATGGATACGGAGAACTCATAGGTGGTACTGGTGCTACTGCTGCTGCCACCATTTTCAACGGTGAAATCACTGATATCAACATTACCAACTTTGGTAGTGGTTATTCAGCTGAATTTCCACCTAAAATCTACATTGCTGATCCAAGATCTGCTAGAGCATCTGTAGATGTTGGTTTTGACCAAGTTACTGGTTTTGACATCATTGAAAAAGGTCAAGATTACTCTCCTAGTGCATTTTTAGGATGTTCTAGAGGAGTTTCAGGAGCAGTTGAATATGATAACCTCCATAATGAGGTATATGCTGGAGAAGCAGCATTAAGGCAGTCAAATCACCTTTCTGGTGCTTACGTTTGCAACCTTGACTCATTATTCATCAAAGAAGTCTTTGATAAGTTCAGAAGACAGTATTTACCGACTATTGACATTGATTTTAGTCAAGTTAACCCAGTTCAGGTAATTAAAAACATTAGTGACTTCTATGTTTCAAAAGGTACTAAATTAGCGACTCAATATCTCTTTAAAATCCTATTTGGGCAAGAAGTTGATCTTTATTATCCAAAAGATGAGATTATCAGTCCATCTTATGCTACCTGGGTTGTAGATACCATTTTAAGAGCAGAATTGCTTGAAGGTGACCCAAATGACTTATTAGATGCTCAAATTAACCAATATGCTGATGATGTTGACAATAGCGTTACTGCTGCGAGTGCATTAATCGAAAATGTCATCACAATCATTGAAGGTACTGATACAATCTATGAATTAGCGATTTCTGAAGAAACTCTTACTGGTAGCTTCATTATTCCTTATAAAACTCGTCTAGTTGAGCCATTAACGACTACTGGGCAAATAATTACGGTTGACTCCACTATTGGATGGCCTGAGAGGAATGGTACCATCAGAATCAACGATGAAGAGGAAGTTCAGTATAAAGAGAAGTCTCTAAACCAGTTTATCGAGTGTACTAGGTCTAAAAACGGAGTTGTCGAAGATTGGGATCCTGGTACTATAATTCAGTCCGATATTTACGTTTATACCAATTTTGGTCAATCTAATCAATGTAAACTAAGAGTACTCGGTATTGCAGAAGCAGGAACTACCGTTCTTAACAATACTGGTAGTTACTACCTTAGTGGAGACAAATTAAAGGTTGCAAACCTTGGATCTACTGCTGAAGAGCTTAGATTGCAATCTTGGTTGTATAACGTTAAAAAACTTATCCAAGTAAGCAGTATTACTCCTGGTGGTGTTAATAACCAGACTGCGACTGTAGTTTGCGATAATCCACACGGATTATTGGTTTCTGACCAAGTTACGATCTATGGTGCAAACCCAGTTGTCTATAATGGCACATTTGTCGTTACATCACGTATTAATGAGTTTGAGTTCTCATATCAGATTAATACTCCAACTGAGATCATTCCAGCAGGTAATATCCTATTATCGGTTGACCTTAACAGAGGTAAGTCAAATGTAACCTCTATTAACAAGGTTGTTAGTGAATTTACCACTAATATCCAAAACTCCTTCTTTAATGATGATTATGTTTATGTTGCTGCATCTGGACTACCAAACTACAAGATAGGACCATTTACAGGGTCAGCATTGATCCCAGGCAACCAAAGGAAGTTATTAAGATTCCCAAGGAAAGTCCAAACCATATCAGAGCGTCAAACAATCGATCCAGGTACTCCTATTGGATCTTGGGTTAATGGTGTTTCTATTTGGTCTTATAAGTCAAGAGAATTTGTCCAGTATGGTCCTTTAACCAATATCACTGTAACTAACCAAGGTGAAGGTTATGACGCTGGTGCTAAACCTAATGTAGAGATAGAAGGTGGTGGTGGAATAGATGCAGCAGCAGAAGTTGTTGTAAATGGTAGTCTTGATAGTTTCACTGTTACATCACAGGGTAGTGGATATACTGAGTCACCTCTAGTATCAATCGTAGGTGGCGGTGGTATCGGTGCTACTGCACAAGCAGTTATCACTGGTGGTAGAGTTACTCGTATTCTAGTTGAGCAACCAGGTTCTGGATATACATCACAACCCCTAGTTTCTATTACTGGTGGAGGTGGTACTGGAGCAGAAGCAACTGCTAGTGTCAGAGGTCCAATTGAGAGTGTTACTGTTACAAACTTCGGTAGTGGATATACTTCACTTCCATCTATCAAGGTTAACTCTGGTGAAAATGCTTTAGCACAACCAATCGTATTGAATGGTAGAATCGTTTCTATCGCTATTATTAACTCTGGTAATTCCTATACTACTGCACCTAACGTAATCATCAATGGTGATGGATTTGGTGCTATTGCACAAGCAACTATCGGAACTATTGGAGAAGACAAAGGACGTGTTTTAGGTGTAACTATTACCAACAAGGGTATTGGGTATACACAAGGTTTAACAACCGTTAGACTCGAAGCAGTGGGTCAATTAGCGTCATTTGAACCTACAGTCTATCAGTGGAATAAAAACCTTCAATATGAATTAGAGTCAAAATATGACAATGCAAGAGGTTATGTATTCACTGGATATAACAACCAATTTGGTGGTGAATATGCTCACCTCTCAGATCCTAAAGAATTAAGATATGTTGTTGGTGA